ATGAACATTTATTGCAGTGGAAACAAAGTTGAAAAGAAAATAAAAAAACACTCATTACGCAAGATTTTAGAAAATGGTGGAATTTTGAATGGTGAAGAATTTGAAATAATGCTGAAAGAAGAAGCTGAAGAACGTAGAGATTCAAAACTAGAAGAGATAAACCAAAACATTATTCAGCTAAATAAAACAATGTATGAAATCTTGAAAATTATTTCTAATAATCAATAGGAAAGGGGATTTATAAAATGAAAATCGTAAAAAATAAGCAAACTATTTTAATCATTAGATTTGACAGATGTTTTTTAGATCTTCTAAGAACTGAAGATTTGAAAGATTATTTTAGCGGAAAGTTAGATGCATACGTTGAAATCATGTATCTCCAAGACATTATCAGCAAAGATGAATATCATTATTTATTTAATGCTATTGAAACAGCGAGAACATTAGATTTGTCATTAAAAATGGAAGAAATCTTAAATAAAGTTTAATAAAAATATTTTCTCAGCTGAAAGGAACTTGTCATTAAATGCCATTTACTAGTATTTGTTTGTACGTATGTGTTTCATTTGTTGAACTTCCTTCAGATGGCAGGTTCCTCTCAGTTGAGAAACTTCAATATTAACATTGAAAGGAGAATACATATGGTTCTGTTAATTTCATTTATAGTCAATGTGATTCAAGCAATTATAATCATGCTTTTAATAAAAGATTACAAAAAATTAGAAGAAATGTGGTTTCAATTAGCAAATAAAGTAAGTGCTTTAAAGTATCAAGTTAGAGAAATGCATAATGAAAAGGAACGTATTTTAAAAGAAATGGATGAATTAAAAAATGAAAATTGAAAATTTATCATTCAAAGGATTGGCAACAGTTATAATTATACTTTTATTTATTGCTAAGATCCTAACTATTATAGCCGATTTATTATTAACTGTTTTTTTCTAAAGACTTATATAAATAACAGATAGTTTTTATCTGTTAGCAATCATAGAGACTCTTACTACAATCGATGCACAAGCCCTTAACAAAAATATTTCTATGATTGCTAAGAGGTAATAACCTCTAAAAAGCTATTATCAATCATTCTCATACCTCCAAATTTGCAAAATGATTTTAATTACAAACATAAAAAGAGAAAAATACGATGTTTTTAAGTGATAAATACGTTTTGATAATAGCTTTTTATTTTTTTGAAAGGAGAAAAAATATGGATACTGAAAAATACTGCAGTCCAGTATCAACTCAGTTGTTTCTTGATTTGTCATCAATCGAATCAAAAGACGGACAAAGAGATACATACAATGATTTTCTAAATATTTATGTGTTAAAAAACATCAAACATTTTGAAAATGCGGGTGTATGTGATGATTTTGATACGTTAGCTGCACATTATTATTTGAGTGATGTAATGATTTTTGGGAAGCTATGTGCGATTTTGAATAAGCAAGAAAATAAAAGAAAAGTTCTTTTGGAAGCAAATGATCTTTTAGCTGGTGAGATGTATCAAGAAAACAAGGATTTCATAGATAAATATTTTCAATAAAAAAAGAGACCATCAACCAATGGTCAATGGCATCTAGAAATTATATTAACCTAACACAATCATTATAGCATATTTCTATTAAAAAAGTAGATATATTCTATTAAAAATATAGTTTCTATGATGTCTTGTATCTCTTGTAATGAGTCCTAACAAGTCGACAAAAAAGAAATACATAGATAAAGAATATGACTATGAATCTTTGTATGATACACCTATCAATCAGTTAGAAGAAAAGGAAATAGAGAGTCTTCTAAAGACAAACAGCATTGATCATCATTACGTTGCTAAAACAATAAGTGCTGGAAATATGTTTGAGGTTGAACTTTATCCAATCTTCAATAAAAAAGATTTCCAAGAATTCAAGGCAAAAAGAAAATCAAAGAAAGCACAGAAAAATCTAAATGATAGAAATTCAAGAAAGCAATTTATTAGACTGCTCAATGCTAACTTTACTAAAGATGATTATATTATGCATTTGACTTATTCAAATGAAAATCTTCCACCAAGCATTGAAGATGCTGAAAAGGAAGTGTACAAGCTGATTAGAAAAATCAACTATAGAAGAAAGAAAAAAAAGCTTCAAAACGCTAAGTATATTTATGTGACGGAGTATGATCCTCAAAAGAAGATTAGGGTCCATCATCATTTGATTATCGAGGGAGGTATCGATAGGAAAGTGATGAAAGACTTATGGACAAATGGAATAAGGATAAAAGTTGAAGAGCTTGAACCAGATGAATATGAACTATCTGGTCTTGCTAATTATTTATCTAAAGATCCTAAAGGAAAAAAGCGATGGAAAGCATCGAAAGGTTTGAAACAGCCAAGAGAGAGAAAAAGCTATACTTCTTTTTCTAAGAAGAAGATTAGAAATATGATTGCTGATGATACAAATGTATCAGTTTATATGAACAGCAATTATAAGTCTAAAACTTATCTTGATCATGAAATTCGCTATAACAAAGTCAATCATATGTACTACATCTATGTGCGTATGAGAAAGAAAGACTTTACTGAAAAAAAGAACGTAAGGAGAAACATCTGAGATGAAAATAAAATTGACAAAATCGATGCTTAAATCATACATAGATGAATTTATTGAAGATGAAGTTATGGATGAAAAAGCAGCAGCTACATATAACAAATATAGAAAAGTTGTAAATGATTTTGTTGATTTTTTCGATAAAGAAGATGTAACAAAAAGTGATTTGATTGCTTACAAGAAAAAAATAATAGAAAACTTTTCTACTAAAACAGTCAATAACTACATCATCATTATCAATAAGTTCGTCAAATATGTAGAACTTAATGAAAAAGGTGAATACAACTCTACGAAGGCAAAAACATATGTAAGTGACTATCGTTTGAAAGTTATCAAAGAGCAGGAAAAGACATCAATTGAAAATGTCATCAAACCAGAAGAATTTAAACGTATGCTATCAAAGGCTAAAAAGACTGGAAATATGGAAACTTACATGATTATGAAGATATTTGGATACACCGGTATTCGTGTATCAGAGCTTAAATACTATACAGTCGAAAATATCAAGGGAAGCAAATCAAAGAAATATGTGACTGTATTTAATAAAGGTAAGGAACGTAGTGTTCCCATGCGAGGAGATTTGAGAAGAGAGCTACTTGCATATGCCAAAGATAAAAAGATTGAATCTGGTACGTTATTTCCATCAGAAAAAAAGAATGATGGTTCAATGATATCAGAAAGAACAGTTGAAAGAAGAATTTTAAAGATATGTGGAATGTGCAGAGGTATTGATTTAGCAAAAGCACATCCGCATTCATTCAGACATATGTTTTCTATCCAGTTTTTAAAAGCCGGTGGGAATTCAACGGAGCTTGCTAGGATTTTAGGACATTCAGATATTAAAACAACTGAAATATATGCAAATACTTCTGTTGAGGAAAAGAAAAAGAATGTAGAAAGAATCAAATACTAAAAAAGAGGTGATGAAAATGAAAACGTTAAAGGAATTTTTAGAAGCGTTTCAGAATGAAAGCTACAAAATTACAATTGTTAACGGAATGATAGGAAGTGACGATGAACATTATGTGGTAATTGCTACAGATAAGAAATATAAAAATTATTTGAAAGAATGCCTTTTAAATGCAACTGTAACTGGTTTTGCAATAGATTATGATCAAACTTTAATTATAGAAGTCACAACATAGAAACGAGGTAAAAAAATGATTATAGAAGTAAAAACAGTAGAAATACTTGCTAAACAAAAGATGCAGTTTGAAGCAACAACTGTAGTAAAAGAAGAAAAACTAATTACGTTTATGACTGGTTTTAAAAATAGTTCAAAAGAGACCAGAAATGATGGTTATATCAAAGAAGTAGCTTTGCATTTAGGAGTGGATGAAAGCAATAATCTTATCACACGTGAATATGCAAAAGTAATACTCAATCCATTGTTTATTCATTCTAATGAAAAAATAGAAGAAATCATACAGGAAATGAAAAAAGTAGAAGAAAAAATAGAAAAAGTTTTTTGATAGCAAAATCTCTCGAACCCCTTGCTATATATGGGATTAGAGAGGTTTAAGTAATGTCGTATAATTATAGGTTATACGTCATAGTTATATAGGTGTTTGAGGAGGTCAAATATGCAAAAAACATACAAAAGAGCCATCTTTGAATGCATCGATTATGAGGATATGAAAGAAATATTTAGAAAGAATTATGCTGATAAATATAGATTGATTGGTTATCGTCTGACGATGATAACTGAACAAAAGCATAGAGCTTTAATGATTATGTATCCTTTACAAAAGGAAGTGAAAAAATGAATTATCAAGAATTTTTGGAATCAAAAAAGAAAATCAAAGAAACAAATGGAATTGATATTGAAGTTGATGCTCTAAACTCCGTTTTATTTGATTATCAAAAAGCCATTGTTAAAAAAGCACTCAAAAAGAAAAGATTTTGTCTTTTTGAAGCATGTGGAATGGGAAAGACATTGCAACAATTGGAATGGGCGCATAAAGTAAATATTTATACTGACAAGCCAGTATTGATAGTTGCGCCACTCGGTGTAACTGTACAAACAGCCTATGAAGAAGCTCCACTATTAGGTTATAAGGTTCATGTATTAAGAGATGATTTTTCTATTGATAACGGGCTTTATATTACAAATTATGAGCAGTTGGATAATATCGATACTTCTTTGTTTTCTGGTGTAGTTTTGGATGAATCAAGCATCTTAAAAAATTTTACTGGTAAAACAAGAGTAAACTTAACTAATTTATTTAAAGATACTGAATACAAGTTATGTTGTACCGCAACTCCTGCACCAAACGATTTAATGGAATTGCTAAATCATGCTGATTTTTTAGGAATAGTCACTACCGCACAAGCTTTAGCAACTTATTTCATAAATGATATGAAAACAGGAACATATCGCTTAAAAGGTCATGCGACAAAGGATTTCTATAGATGGTGTTGCTCGTGGTCAGTCAATATCGAGAATCCAAAAGATCTAGGATTTGATGCAGATTACTACGTTTTACCTAAGCTTATTGAAAAAAATATCATTATCGATATTGATGTAATTGATGATAGCTTTGAACATGGACTATTTAGAGACATTGGAACATCAGCTACTTCATTTCATAAAGAAAAGAATAGAACCGCTGATATTCGTGCTAAAAAATGTGCTGAAATAGTCATGAAAGATGATGATCAATATTTGATTTGGTGTGATACAAATTTAGAAGCTGATTTATTAAAAAAATACATTCCAGAAGCAATTGAAGTAAGAGGAAGCGATAAACCTCAAAGAAAAGAACAATGTGCATTGGATTTCAAACAAGGAAAAACAAGAGTGTTGATTTCAAAACCTAAAATATTCGGTTATGGTATGAACTTTCAAAAATGCCATAATGTTATCTTTTGCGGATTGACCTATTCTTATGAAAATTATCATCAAGCATTGCGACGTATCTATCGATTTGGACAAAAGCATACAGTTTTTTCTTATATCGTTTTAGGAAGTACTGAACTTCACATTTTGGACAATGTCAATAAGAAAAAAGAGTTGCAGCATAATTTGAAAAATCAAATGGATATGTCTGTTCAAGAAATACAGTTATTGAATTTTAATGAAAGCGAGGTGGAAGAGGTACACCAATCTCAAAAGATTGATTTACCTGCATTTATATGAGTTACAAATTATACAATGATGATTGCGTAAATGTATGCAGACAGTTACCAAATGATTGTATTGATTTGACAATCACATCGATTCCATTTGCCAATCTTTATACTTACAGTGATGATCCTAGAGATTTTAGTAATGTAAAAGATTTAAATGAATTCTTTCAACAAATGGATTATTTGATTCCAGAACTTTATAGAATTACGCGCCCAGGGCGCATCATTGCATTACACGTGATGCAGATTCCAACTTTTAAAGGAAGAGATGGAGCAATGGGCTTGATAGATTTTAGAGGAATGACCATCAAAGCTTTTCAAAATCATGGATGGACTTATCACGGAGAAATCACAGTATTTAAGGATCCTCAAATTGAAGCTACACGAACTAAATCAGCATCTATCTTGTGGAACTCTTATAAGAAGTTTGCTGAAATCACACGTACAGGAATGCCGGATTACGTTATCTTGATGCAAAAGCATGAAAGGGAAGATGAATGGGTTCATGTTATTCATGAAAATATCGATGATGAATTTCATCAATGGACACGTTTAGCTAGTCCATGTTGGGGTATTGGTAAAGAATCACCTAAAGTATCAAGAACAAATGTCTTAAACACTAAAATTGCCAAGGAAGAAAAAGATGAAAAGCACATGACACCACTTCAATTAGATTTGATTGAGCATTTAATTAAGTGGTACACAAATGAGGGTGAAACAGTATTTGATCCATTTGGTGGAGTTATGTCTGTGCCATATTCAGCGGTTAAATTAAATAGAAATGGAATAGGTTGTGAAATCAAAGCAAGTTATTTTAAAACGGGATTGAATTTTATTCAAAACTTAGAACGTTCTTTAAATCAGCCTACATTGTTTGAGCTATGAAAGCCATCTGGATAAATAACATTCTCTACGAACATCAAGATAAGGTGTTAAATCATTATAATCTAGAACCTGCAGATGAATATGTAAAAAAAGTTTTTCCAGATGCAGTATACATGGAAAGAAGAGAAGACTGGACACATGTCTTTATACCACATCAAGGATTATTAGAAGCTAATAGCTTCACATATAAAATTGATGGCAAATGGTATGATTCATGGGGTACTAGTGAACATAGTAAGTTGGTTGAATTTTATGAAAAAGATAAAAAGAGACACGGATATGAGCAGGTGAGTTTGTTTTGACAAATAAAGCTAAAAAGGAAACGGAAAAAGAACCAACAAAAAGAGAAAAGTTAGAAGATTTCTTGATTAATTGGACAAAAGAAAAACATTTGCCCTTAGTTTATGAAAATAAAAAACTTCAAAATGAATTAAAACGTCAACAAGAATTGTTTGATCATAAAAAAATTGAACTTGATTATCAAGAAACTAGATATGAGCAATGCGATAATGAAAGATTGAGATATCGTGAAATGGCTGTTGAATATAGAAATGAAAACAAACGTTTAAGACAAGAACTATTTTTATTGAGAAAGGAGCTAAAAAATGACAAATAAGAAAAAAATCATGATGAAAGTGTTGATTGTAGCGGTTATGTTTTTTGGATGTTTGCTTTTATGGACGGGTAGAGTTGCTAACATTCTAGCTATTCTATTGTGTCTAGGCTGCATTGAATTTCTTTTATTGAATCAACTCTATAATGAATTTTCTAGCAAAGGTAAAAAGAAATGAATTATCTGTTGTTAGATAAAGATGATATTACAAAGTCATATGGAAAGATTTCAAAAAAAGAATTATTAAAAGAATTGGATTTTAAAGAATATCAGTTAGTTAGCTTTTTAAATAATCAAGGTATTTTTAGAGGAAAATACATCCTAGTAGAAGATGATGAAAAGAATGGCATATTGATAGGAGAAGTAACTGGAAAAAAAGCCAAAAAATATTATGCAACACGTGATGGTAGATTCTACATCAAATGGGCTAGTGGATGTATAACTGAACTCTATCCTTTTCCTAAAAAAAGAGGAAATGAAACGATTGCGGTAATAAGATTCAATAGAAAAGAAAGATATGCTAAAAATCTAATTGCATCATTATTTATTAAAGAAATGAATAAAAGTGACTTTGTTATATTAAAAGATGGCAATTGGGAAAATATATCAGTTGAAAATTTAGAAATCATTTCTCAAAAAGAATATAGAAGCATCTCTAGAAAGAAGGAACAGAAAAAAGTTGGAAAATTTATAAATAATCAGTTGTTTAAAAAATATTCATCAGCATGGGATGCATCAAAAGACTTATGTATATCTTATCAAACTGTTGTTGATTATTGCTACAACGCAGTTAAAGATCCTAAACATGATTTGAGGTGGATTTGATGAATAACAAAAGAAGTAATCAGTATGTTGTTTATGATAAAGAAGAAAATTTGATTATGGTTGGAAATAGTGCAGAAATAACAAAAAAATTAGGAATAACAATAGGCACATTTTACAGCTATGTAAGTAGAGGTGATTCATCAAAAAGTAATTATAGAATCTATCTTATCAAAGAGGAATAATAATAATTTATGAGAACTTGTTTTGAATGCAAATATTTGGATAGGTCAAGAAAATTAAACAGTCGAGAAACACATTCAAAGAGATATGGATGCAATTCAAGATGTGATGGATACATATGCGGTTGGATCATTAGAGAGAAAGAACTAAGTGAAATGGGATGTAGTTATTTTGAAGAAAGGAAAGAAAATGAGCAATTAAGCTTATTTTAAAAATAAAAAATATGAGATTTAATAAATTAATGAATCGTATTGGTTCAAATACAAGAATTAAATTATGTGATAAATACAATGACATTTTAGAAGAAAAGAAAGGACCAGAGGAAATCAATTGCAAATATTACAGTAAAAAAGTATTGATGATTGATGCTGAAAGTGATGAAAAAGGAACATATTTAAAAATAATCATCAAGAAGGGATAACAGAAATGGGATTAAAAATATTAAGTTGCGGTGCAGGAATGCAATCAACCGCACTTGCACTTATGTCGTGCGAAAATAAAAAATATGGCATTAAATACCATGAAGTTCCAATATATGATGCTGTGATATTTTGTGATTTAGGAAATGAGCCTAATTGGGTTTATGATCAAGTTAATTTTATCAAAAAAGCTTGTGATGAAGTTAAAATACCATTTTATGTTTTAAATACACATCTTTATACAGATTATATAGAATATTTTGGAAAAAAAAGAGTAGTTTCAATTCCTTTTTGGAGTGTTGATGAAAATGGAAAAAAAGGAAAGATGATGCGTAATTGCACGTTGGATTACAAAATTAATGAAATTATAAAGTTTGTTAAATATCACTTGCTAGGCTATCAAAAGTATCAAAGATTGAATCAGCAAGATTTTAAAGCTCATGAAATGCATTTGGGCTTTTCTTTGGAAGAAAGTAAGAGATGCAAAGAGAATAAACATAAGATGTTTGTTAACAAGTTTCCTCTTGTAGAAATGAACTTAACAAGAGCTGACAACTACAAATATATTTTAGAAGAATGGGGGCTTGATACCAAAGCAAGTGCCTGTAATATTTGCCCTTTTCATACTAATTATTTTTTTGAATTCATGAAAGATAATCACCCAGATAACTATTCATCAATCATTGAATTTGATGAAATGTTAGAAAGAGAACAACCAAATACAAAAATTAGATCAAAACTATATATTTCTAAATCACGAAAAAGAATTAGAAATTTAAAACAAGAAGATTGTTGCGACAAAGAATCGTTTCAATATAAAAATAAAAGTATTTGGAATGGATTCTAAGAAAGGAAAAAAGAAGCTCGATATGAAATTAAAAAATATATTGTATGTATTAAAACCGGTTGGAAAATTATTTATCGTTGATAAAAATGGCAATTCTTTAGCAAAAATAGATGCAGGAGATATCAATACTATTGCTGATGAGCTAGATGATTGCGAAGTAATAGAAATATATCCAAGTACACACACGGAAGGAATGACGTTATATCAAGTACTTGTAGTAGAAATAGAAATCAAAGGAAAAGGAGAGTAATCTATCCTAGTGAAACTAGGTTCAATGATATGTGACGTGTTCATTGATAAAAGCTTAACACATGGAGATACGACTCAAGTAGCAGCTTAACCACATCTAGATAGATAGTGGTTGATTATGAAACACATTATTTCATTAAGTGGTGGAATAGGAAGCTATTTTACTTTAAAAAGAGTATTAGAAAAACAAGATAAAGAAGATGTGATGGCAGTATTTTGCGACACACTTCAAGAAGATGGAGATTTATATAGATTTTTAAATGATATTGAAAATAAATTTGATTTAGAAATTATTAGGCTATCCATAGGAAAAACACCATTTGAATTAGCATATGAGGATAATTTTCTTTACAACAGTAGAATAGCTAATTGTAGTAAGAAATTAAAATCAAAGCCATTTAACGAATGGTTGAGAGCTAATTTTAAAGAAGATGAATGTATTTTGTATTTAGGAATTGATTGGACAGAGACACATAGGTGTGAAGCTATAAGAAAAAATTATAAACCTTATCAAGTTGAATTTCCTATGTGTCAAAATCCATTGATCAGTAAATATGAAATGCTAGAAGAATTAAAAAATGAGGGAATAGAGATACCTCGTTTGTATAAATTAGGATTTTCTCATAATAACTGTAAAGGATGTTGTTTTAAAGCAGGAATAGGTCATTTTAAACTTTTATTAGAAAAAGATAGAATAACCTATTTAGAGTTTGAAAACAAAGAGCAGTTATTGAGAAAAAAATTAAATAAAGATGTATCAATATTAAAAAGAAAGGGTAAAACATTCACTTTAAGACAACTAAGAGGGCTTATTGAAAATACACCGGAGCAATTAAGTTTATTTGAATGTAGTGATTTTGGTGGTTGTGGATGTTTTATGGAATAGAAGAATAGGTAATAAAAAATGAAATTATTATTATGTGTTCTATTGGCTTTGATAATCAATAAATTATTTCTTTAGGAGGGGGGAAGAAGATGATTATAGTAGATAGCATTGCAGAATACGAAACATTATCAACTATCAAAAACTTTTGTAAAAATCATGATGAATGTAAAGGATGTTTATACAACTTTATGTGCAGCTTTTTTAATAAAGATATTGTACCAGAAAATTGGGAAATTAAATTGGAATTAAAAAAAGAAGAATCAAAAAAAAGACAAGATATAGATATTACTAAACAAATACAAGAGAAGATATCAGATAAGCTAGTTGATGAAAAGTATGATCATATGACTAGTAATGAAATAGCACAATCAATTATGAAAAATTCATTAAAAAAACAGTAAAAAGTTTTTTAAAAGTAAAATCTCTTGAAACCCTTGCTACATAAGGGTTTAGAGAGGTTTAAATGATGTCGTATAATAATAGGTTATAAGACATCAAAATATAGGCAATTCAAGGAGAAAAATATGAAATTTGAATTAGATTTGCTAGAAACAATAGCCTATGATGTATTGGATGAAGATGAAATATTTTCAAACGTTTGGGTATTATCAATTATGAAAAAGAAAGGTTATTTTCAATATGTTCCTGATGATATGACTTTAAAAGAAGTAATCATTATGTACAGAAAATTATTAAATATTAAATAATTATGAGGTGATTAAATGAAAAATATTAAACTTATTTTAAAACAAACTTTTTGTAAACACGAATATCAAGAAATGAAAAAAGTTGATACTAGTAAATATATGTGTATTTCAGGGGAAGAAATCTATATTGTTTGTAAAAAATGTGGAAAAGTGAAAGATTCATATTTTAGAGAATATGAGGGGATGGGATATAAATGATTAAGCCACTAACACCTCAATTTAGAGGTACCATTCTAGAAAGTCTTAACAAACAATCAAAAGAAAATGAATATGATCTTGCTAAAAAATTAAGATTAAAACATAAGACTTTTGAAAACATTATAGAATTAGAAAATTTTGTTAATAAGAGAATAATTCACAAATCAAATATTATTAACATTCAATATATTCAAAATGGATTCAAGGGATGTTATGTATTATTTTATTTTAAATAAAGGAGATTATTAAAATGGAAAATTTAAACATTAAAGGAAAATTAAGAGAAATGTTTACAATGCAAAAAGATTTGAATGAAAACATTTTAAAAGAATTCGGTGAAGATAGCATGACAGAAGAGAACCTAGAGTTAGCTATTATCGACGAATTAGGGGAGTTAACTCATGAATGTAAAGGAGCTTGGTGCTGGTGGAAAAAAACACAACCACCTGTCAATCGTCAAAGAGTATTAGAAGAATTGGTTGATGTTTATCATTTCGTAATGACATGGGAACTTTACCAAAGTGATAATGATATAGATTTTATTATTAAAGAGTATGGCTATTATATCATTCGATTTGGAATGGGTGTAACAGGTGCATTAGGCAACTTTATCGGTGCTGTAGCAAGTAATTTTGAAAAGCTAGATGCTCTTTTAGATCTAACTGAAATGTTAGGATTTTCATTTGACGAAATATATCAAGAATATCTTAACAAAAATAAAATAAATTACGAACGACTTAAGAATGGGTATTGATTATGACAGCACAAGAAATGTTTGAAGAACTAGGTTTTAGAAAAAATACGTCAATTTGTTATGGAAAAGATCATATTGTTTATGAAAAAGCAATAGGCAATGAAGAAGATGATTGTGGATTTGATATATTTACAGTTGAATTTAAAGATAAAATCTTTACATATCATAACACATGGAATAGTGCTATTAAGACGAATGTAGCAATATTAAGAGCTATCAATAAACAGTTTGAGGAATTGGGGTGGTTAGATGAATAA